ATGTTTACTTCTTCGTAACCCAGAACCTGTTCGCCCATCATGCCGTTCTTGAATTGGCGGGAGATCACGTCTTGCGGGTTGAAGAAGCCGGACAGACCGTTGACCAGTGCAGCGTTGGCGGCAGGGTTCACGGTTGCGTACCGGGGGGACATGGTGGCGGCGTTTTCGTTCAACTTCTGCTGGGCTTGCAACAGAACCAGAGCGGTACTGGGGGCAGAGCCGGGAGTACCAACGGAATTGCCGATCTGCTTGAACGAGTTGGCAACATCAGCGTCAACCGTGGAGGCCAACTGGCTGATACGCGGTTTCAGAACACGTTCTGCGAAATCGTCCAACTGCATGGTCAATTCGGCAGAAGTGAAGTTGATACCAACGTGCTTCTGGGACGCCACTGTCAGCGTGGTGTACTGTTCGTTGTCGTCCTGCACTTGCAGAGCGGCACCGTCGGTCACCAGAGCGCGATCCGGCAAACGGATACGCAGGGTAGAACCAATCTTGGCACCTTCGACAGCAAAGCTGTCATCGTACTGACGGTTCACGTTGCGGGTGATCACCAGATTGTTCTCGAGGATTTCGAGAGCTTTTCGGGTGATCATGTCAATTGTAAGCAAACTATTGCTCATGATGATGTCCTAATTTAGCGGTTTCGTTGTGCCTGCATTTTGGCAATCTGGCGCTGGCGCTCGGCGGCAATCCATTCCGATGTGCTCATGGTCTGTACAGACCGAGGATCGGTGGTGTCAGTGACACCGGGGTTTGACGTTCTTGCGGTAACAGGCCGGATTGGTTCCGGTGCAGACGTGGTTTTTTTCTGGGGAGGTTGTGCCGAAAGTTTGGCCTCAATCTTCCCAATTTCACGCGCTTGCAAAAGCGGTGACAGACGAGAAATGCGATCAGCTTCCTTTGGGTTACTTCCTAACCAATAGGCTAGATCGGGACCCAGATCGGACGCCTTGATTGTTTCAGCCATAACATCGGTGACGCGGAGCTGGGGGTTGTACGCGACTTGTTCAAAGTCGTCGTATTTGCTCCGAGCTTCTTCTTCACGTTCTGCGTAGGCGTCTTCAATCGCAGCCTGTTGCTTCTGGAGTTCACGCTGGTGAAGCAGTTCTTCAGCCTTTTTGACAGCCAGTGCTTCCGCATAGGCTTCTGGAGACTCAAACTGATCCGCTGGCGGGAGTTCCTTTGGCACAGATTGCCGGGCTTGCATTTCTGCTTGCTTGGCTTGCTGCTCACGTTCCCATTTGCGTTGCTCTCTTGCGAGTCGTTTTCCGATCATCGCGTCCAGTTCAGCTTGCGTGAACTTTCGTTCATCCTGCTGACCATTTTCTTGACTCTCGGGTACTTCCGGCACGGATGACGCATTATCCACAGAGGCCGTATCTGCGGGTGCTGGCACGGATCGAACTTCCGCTAAGTTTTGAACTTCTTCTTGCATTTTGTTTCCATGGGAAACCCCGGTCAACTGGGCCGGTACAGTTTGTCAATCATAACCCTTCGCCGGGTGTAATGTAAATGTCCGCTGTTCCACTGGCAACACTTGCACTGAAATACCAATCGGGAGGGAAACTGAAAATCTCAACAGCCCCCGGAATTAGAGGAATTGCTGCACCAGTTGTGGAAACAACAGCAGCGTTTGTTGCAGCTTGCGCGGCAGTTGAGGCAGCACCAATAAACACCGTTGAGCCACTTGGATTAACCACGCGATATTGGTTGTATGGAGGCAATGCCGCCACAAATGTGGGGAGTATTCTGACAGCGCTCGGGGGTGTCACAGCGGCTGTAATTTTTACAGTATTGCCGTTTTGCAAAAAAGGGGTAACTTGAGACATGATTATTGCCTTTCAGAAAAGTGAGAAAACGGCTTTGTTTTTGCGCCGTGTGTATATCCGGTCAGAAAACGAATTGTAATAGCTGACACTGGCAAGATGACCATTCAGATAATTCGTACCGTCACTACCCAATCGAGCTTGAGTAACTGTCGGAATCGTTGCAGATGTATCTGTAACAACGGATCCGTTATTCAACCGCGCCCTGCAATCATTAACCGCCCACCACCCGGTAAAACTGTAATCTGTATTTGCGGCAATTGTTCCTGCGTCGATCTGAGCTTGCGCAATACCACCATCGACAATGTACAACTCAGGATCAGTACCATTTCCGCGCACAGCGATGATTTCATTAGCCGTACCGTCATCAAATTGAATCCATGGACGAACGCCGCTGACTATGCCTGGTCGTGCTTGTACTGTAACGCCACCATATCCGGTTTGCCACCAGTTGTTGAAGTTTGTACCTGTGATAGTGGCTACATCGGCATTTCGGGTCACTGCGGCAGTTGTAGTTGGGATGTAACTGGTGGCCTGTGCACCAGTTTCAAATTGCGCACCCCACAACGAAAGACCAGAAGTTCCATCCCCTGTGAACGTCAATGTGTTTAACGATGAAGCGTTATTGACACTGAAAAAATGACTGGCGGTTGTGGTAGCTGCTGCGGTGTATGTCACACTGCATCTGTACCATCCGTTGCCGTAATTTTCAATTTTCGCAACTCCGGAAATTGATTCGATGAAGGTTCCGTTTGACAGATCAAAACAAGCACGTTCACTGGCCGTAGTGTTTGCAGGACCAACTCTTAAAAAGTTGTACCCTGTTGCTTTTGCAAAAACGCTAATCGTGTACTGTTGACCCGCAGTGTTGGAGATTTGCGTTGTTTGTAAATAGTGCACACCCGATACCGCTGTGGGGATTACATTATCAGCGGTGAGCAGGTTTGCGGGTGACGTTATGGAATCGGCAACAATGGTCAAGTTTACGTTTGCCAACTGCCAAAACGCATTGGATACGTCTTCAGATCGCAGGAACAGATTCTGAGATGTTTCTTCAATAAGTAGACCCCTGCAAACCAAAGAAATCGGGCTGTAATCAAATCGTGCAACATCTGCGGCAACTGTTTCAACATACCCGGAACTATTGACCCGCGTTGCTGTACCCAATGACCGTGTAAACGTAATCAAAGGACTTAACGTAGCGGTCGTAAAATTAAAACTGATTGATGGTGTAACAAACGGAGAACTGCTCATATACCCCTCGATTCAAACTTCCAGCATTTTGATTAAATGATGTAAGTTCCGGAAAAAATTAGTTGACCGGTTGCCGTAATTTCAGAAATTGCAAGCGAGGATGTTCCAGTTACAGCATCCCATTTTCTGATGTTGATGTGACTAGCGTTATCCCCAATAGTGCCAACAAGAGCACTAGCAGTGGCCATGTTCAAGTTTGCACCAAACCCAAAGTTCACAACATTATGCAAACTTGTCTGCGGGTTGCTTGTGTACGGAAGTCCAATAATTGCAGCAGATTGTGTCACGTTCAATGTTCCAAGGGATGACATGTTGATTCGGCCTGTAAAGTAAACCGTGCTGCCTGTTTTTTGGTATCTGCCAATTGCAACAGAGGCTGTTTGTCCCTCAGAGGGATTTAAACTGTTATCGACCAGAACAGGTGTCCAAGTTCCCGAATCATTTTCCAACAAAAATGCCGCGCGAGTTGTAGGTCCAATTACCGCATTGTATGCGGCAACGTCAAGGTTGCCCCGAGTCGCATAAGAAGCAACGGTGTTGATTGCCGCATTAGCGTTTACACCAAATCGACCTGTAACCACTATGTCATCAACTACATTCAATGACGGTGCTGTGCTTTCAGCGCCTGATCCGTTGTAGTTGATAAATCGGAGCGGTGTTGCTGCAACTGGAGTGTCAATATCCAAATATAGCCAAATGCCCTTAATTGTGCCGCCAAGTAAATCAATATGGTTAATGTTGACATACAATTGATTTGCCAAAGTTGCATCGCGGCATGAATATCGAACATTGATATCCTCTGTATCTCGACCACCAATTGATCGACTGATATTGATTGTACCCGTGCTACCTTTGGGGTTTCGATCAATAATCTGAACATTGTGGGTCTTGCAACCATAGATGAAATAAATACGCCGGATTTGCTCCCCTCGCAAAATCCCAATGGTTACGTTATCACCTTGGTTTTGCGCTAATGGACCATAGTAACAATTGGTTACATTGATTTCGCTTACGTTTACACCTTGTACACGATCTGTTGAACTACCCGTTCCTTCAAATGAAATTGGTGAAATGCAGTCAACACACTGAATGCGGTCAATTGAAACATCACCCCAGGTTCCAGTAGTTCCGTCAGCAGTCAGTCGATATGCTTTAAGCCCTCGGCGGTTACTTGTGCTATCGTCAAACCCCAAATCTCGAAAACTAAATGCACCAAAACTTGATCCAGTGGCACCTTTTAGATCAAACACCACTGGAAAACAATCGCCAATTCCCGCAACGGTGCGAATAACAAACTCAACGTCACCATCTGCCCATAAGTCATAGCGATCATTGTGGAGTTGAAAAATCAAATCAGTCGAGCTGTCGTATTCGCCAAGGTAATAAGTACCAGACGGAAAAACCAATGAGTTACTTGCGGCCAGCGCAGCATTGATGGCTGCACTATCATCTGCCACACCATCACCAACAGCGCCAAAGTCTTTGAC